CTGTTGTGAGACTTTAGTTTCTAAGTTTAATCGCCTTGCGGATTCAACCTCAAAGAGCGTGGGAGACATTTCTGTATCTGAGTCCTACACAGCCAAGGCAGGGCAATACCAAGATTTAGCCAATTCATTTCTTGCTCGCAAGATGCGTAAATCTCCACCGACATTCAAGGTCAATGCAGATGCGATGAAGTCTACAAACGATAGAACAGTTGATGATTACAACACCGACTTCTATCTAGGTATTCAAGACAATCCAAACAATGTCTACGACCACCGTATAGTCGAATAGGTAGATAGCCATGGCAAATGCTATTTATTCTAAAGTCTCGGAGTTCATGACTGACTCAGTAGTTTTTACTGCCAGGGCATCAATTGATAAGTACAATAAACCAACTTTTAGCGGTAATACAACTGTGTTTGGTCGTTTAATTTATGACACACAAAAATCAAAAGATGTTCAGGGAACAGAGGTTGTTGATATAGGTCGGTTCATTACTTTAGGACCATCAACGACAATCACCGTTGGTCATAGAATGGTGATTGGGGCGGACACCTTTACAATCAACGGGGTAGACAACATCAAAGATGAAAACGGAGCGCATCACACCGTCATACGCTTTGGCAGATAGCCATGGGAGATAAATTTACTTTTACCCTTGAAGGCGATGCTCAGTTACAGGCGGCACTTCGAGTTGCTAAAGAGAAATCACCTTTAGCAGTTGCCCAAGCAATCCTTGAAGAAGCCAATCTTATTTTTGCTAAGTCTCAAACAATTGTCCCAGTTGATACTGGAGTTCTCCGTGGCTCAGGTGGAGTTTCAGCGCCTCAACAGGGTACAAATGGCTACTATGTAGATATTTTCTACGGCGGTCCTGCCGCCCCTTACGCCCTTTATGTCCATGAAATCATAGGAAATTACCATAATCCACCGACTCAGGCTAAATATCTTGAGCAACCTTTTATGGAAGCCTTGAAAGAAATCCAAAATAACATTAGCCGTAGAATAATACATATAATTTCTAGTAGAGGTGGTATGTAATGGCAACGATTTTAGAATCAATTGGGGATTATCTTCAAAATACCGCGAGTGCATTTGGCGCACACGCAAGCCAAGGAACTCTAGGAACAAATCTTTTTCTAGCCACACTCCCTGAAACACCCGATGCTTGCGTTGCCATCTATGAGAATTCAGGTTCATCTCCCGCTTTTACAATGGGTGCAGGTGGAATCCAAATTGACTATCCAATGCTTCAGGTAATTGCCCGCGCAGGTCGCGAAGATTATCCAGAGGCAAGGGACAAGGCAGAGAGTATTCGCCTCTTGCTTGCATCGGTACTTGAAAGTACAATTTCTGGTGTCCATGTTATGCGTATTGAACCGATGGGTTCAATCAATCAACTTGGAGTAGACCCAAAGTACCGTCCTTTGATTTCGGTGAATTTCCGATGTCTAGTGAGGATGTAACCACGGAGCCACAGGCTCCTCAAGAGAGAGTGGCAGATGCTTATGGAAGAAATGCAACAACCGATGAGTTCCAAAGATGTTGGAAATGCGACAGACTCCTCTTCGAAAGTGCGACGCGTCCGTGGAGTATCAGATGTCCCCGTTGCAAATCTAAAAACAAATCAGGATAACTTTCTTAACGATTTAGATTCGTTACTTAATTTAAGTCGTGTTGTAGGTGGATGCACAGTTGGCGGAATAACAGAATCATTAGAAGAGCCAATCAAAACTAAGTTCAAAGAGGCACTTATTAACCCTGCTATTACTTCAGCAAAACTTGTTGAACTTTTAGCCCGATACCAGATTGCGGTAGGCTCTGATGTTATGCGCCGACATCGACGCAGACTATTCGGTAAAGATGGGTGTAAGTGTCCGCGTGAATCTTGATGATGCCTTAGATAATCTACTTAAAACTACCGAGATGGATTCGGTGCAAAAACTTGCACCTCGCTCTCGTAGTGCTGAGTGGGTGCCTGGCGTTTCATGGGAAGGTAACGAAGGAACAGTTACCACGAGTCCAATTGAGGGCGACGCTCATCCTGATTGGTCTGGCGTACTTCGAATGTGGGGATTAGACCCTGAGAACTTTGCAGTTGTTGAGCCAGTTCTTTTCAATGTGTGGGGCGATGTCGATGGCATCTTAAACCGCCAATGGAAGGGCAAGGTAGTCCGCAAGGGCAAGCAAGAAAATTACGATATTACAGAACTTATTACAGAGATAAAAAAACACAAACCAACTCAACGCAAACAATTTACAGGTGATGCAAGTCTGGTCGTATGTGCCTCGGACTGGCAAGTGGGTAAAAGAGATGGTGACGGACTCAAAGGATTAGTTGGCAGATGGCTTCAAGCCATTGATGATGTTGAGTTGAGATTAAAAGAATTAAAGAAAATTGGTCGCTCCATAGATTCAATCACCGTTCTATGTTTAGGTGATTTAGTTGAAGGATGCGATGGACACTATGACATTCAAACCTTTACAGTTGAAGTCGATAGGCGAGACCAAGTAAAGATTGCTAGACGCTTATTAAGAGATGCTTTGATTCGTTGGTCGAAGTTAGTGCCGTCTGTGACAGTTGCAGTAATCGGTGGAAACCACGGTGAGAATCGTAAGAATGGAAAAGCCTTTACAACCCTTAACGATAATGACGATGTAGCCCTCGTCGAATCAGTTGCCGAAATCTTTCAAGCCAATCCTGAAGCCTACGGTCATGTGCGCTTTGCTATTCCAACCGATGAGTTGAGTTTGACCATTGAGGTTCACGGCAAGATTATCGGAATTACCCATGGACACTTAGCCCGAAGCGGTATGGGAGTTGAAGCAAAGTTGCGTCGCTGGATTGCTGACCAAACACTCGGACGCCAAAAAATAGGCGATTGTGACATTTTGGTTTCAGGTCATTATCATTCACTAAAACTTGCAGATTGGGGAGGAGTCAAATGGCTACAAGCACCAGCCCTCGACGGGGGAAGCGTGTGGTGGAGACAATCGAGGGGGGAGATTGCGGATGTGGGAGTCCTGACCTTTGTTGTGAGCAGTCAGGGAGTAAGCGACCTCCAACTATTATGAACGACCCGAGGGACATTGCCCTATACGCCGCTGAGTTGGTCTCAGGAGAGCGACAGGAGGCTTACGGACATCCGTTAGATAACTTCAGTAGGGCGGCGCAGATATGGTCTGTAATCCTGCACACAGAGGTTACAGCCGAGCAGGTAGCCCTTTGCATGGTGGGCATGAAGATAGCCCGCGAGGTCAATCAAACCAAACCCGATACCGTCGTGGATGGAATTGGATACTTCTTAACACTCAACATGATTCAAGAAGAGCGCATCCGTCGCGAGAGTTGATTATTAACCCCAGTTGTGTTATACTTAGATTGTCCGAGAGGGGGCAATCATGGAGTTTAGAATATCGTCAATTGATATTGATAAGACGCTTGCCAAAGCGCAAAAGATTGCTTCCCGTGGTCAGAAAAAAGGTTTAAGCGGGGGCTTTCAAGTGGCAGTTGAAAACCGTTACGAAATAACTAACGGTGCAACCTTTGAATACCCAGTCTTGGTCATCAAGGGTGAATCCCTTAAGTACAACGGCTATGAGTTCATAGCGGTAGCAGAATTTATTGAAAATCAGGTAATCGTCAAGGGAATCCAAGACGGGCAGGAAGTTAAATCCTCTGATGTAAAGGTTGGTTACTGCGACCATTGCCAAGTCGAAAGAACCCGTAACAAGGTTATCTTTATCAAGAGCGAAGAGGGAAAGTTGAGTCAGGTTGGCTCAACCTGCGTCAAGGATTTCTTAGGGTGGGACTTTCACGCTAGTGCCCTTGTTACTGAATCAGACTTTGAGAATGAGTTCGGTGGCTATATCGGTGGCGGAAATACAGGAATTGATACTGTGTCGGTGATAGCCCACGCTATCAAAGCGGTTGAAAAAATCGGATATGTCAAGAGCGATAGCGGGTCATCTACAAGGAACATTGTTCAGGGCAAAATCAACGGCGTGAATTCTTATGTCAGTCAATGGAAAGAATATGTCGGGGAAGATGTAACCGAAGCGGATATTTTGAAGGCTATTGAGTTAATCGAATGGGGCAAGGGTTTCGAGGGCGATAGCGGATATGCTGAAAACTTGAGGGCGGTCTGCCAGTTAAAATACCAAGCCGATTCCACTATCGGTATCGCGGTCAGTTTGGTGAAAGTCTTTAATAATCAAATCGCTCAGGAGATTATCAAGAAAGAACAAGTCCAGTTCAGCAAGAAACAATACGCTGAGACAGGTACAAAGGTTGAATTGGATGTAACCTGCACAGGTCAAAATACCTTTGAAACCCAATATGGATACACCACACTCTACACATTCGTTAGCGGTAGTTCTCAGTTCAAGTGGTTCTCATCCAAT